CAGCCGATGTTGGCGAACCAGACCAACAACACGCTGATCCCCCGCGCCGACTACACGCTCGCGCGCGACCAGTACCAGCAGATCGACGTTATCGTTGCCCGGCTGCGCCTGTTGATCGACGCCTGTAAGGTGCGCGGCGTGTACGATAAAGAGTCGGCCCCCGCGTTGAGTAATGTGCTCCAGGGGAACGAAAACAAAATGATCCCGGTGGACAACTGGGCGATGTTCGCCGAGCGCGGCGGGCTCAAGGGCATCATGGATTGGGTTCCGATCGAAACAATCAGCAACGTCATCCAGGTGCTCCGCATGGATTTGGAGGAGCAGAAGCAGCAGCTTTACGAAGTGCTCGGCATCTCCGACATCATGCGCGGCGCAACTCGCGCCAGTGAAACAGCCACGGCGCAGACGTTGAAAGCACAGTTCGGCAGCACGCGGCTGCAATTCAAACAGTTCGAGATTGCGCGATTCGTGCGCGACACGCAGCGCATCAAGGCCGATATTATTTCCAAGCACTACCAGCCGGAAACGATCGTGAAGCGCAGCAACATCGACCGCACGCCGGACGCGCAGATCGCGCCGGACGCGATCAAACTGTTGAAGGACGAGGGCATATCGCAGTATCGCCTCAACATTGAAGCGGATAGTATGTCCGCGACGGATTGGAACGCGGAGCGCGACGCGCGCACTCAGTTCCTCGCGGCTGTCGGGCAATTTATCGCGATGTCCACTCCGTTCATGCAAGCCAAGCCGGAGGCGACACCAGTACTGATGCAGCTTCTCCAGTGGAGCATCGCCGGGTTCCGCGTCGGCAAGTCCATCGAGGGCGTGCTCGACCAGGCAGCGCAGGCGCTGTCGCAACAGCCGCCCCCCGACCCGACGCTGATCCAACAGTCGGAGATAGAGAGGAACAAGGCGGTATCGGCAAAAGACGTTGCCACGGCGCAGAAAACGCAGGCGGAAACCGCGCACACAGTCGTCGAAATGCACGGGCAGCGGATCGCCAATGCACAGGCCGCGCAGATGCCGCGTACGCAACCCCCAATGGGGCCGACCGAAGCAACTCAGGGCTACAAGGGGGCATGACCATGAAATGTCCGAAATGCGGGGCCGAAGTCGAAACAGCCGCCGAGGATAAAGCCGAGGGCGGGAAGGAAGAATCCGAGGTTGAGATCAGCATTGAGGGCGACCCCGGCACGATCCGCGAAATCCTCGATAAGCTGCTGCCGAAGGCAGCAAAGGCAAAATGATCCCCGCGCGCAACATCGGGGCAACGCTGGTATGCCCTGGCTGCAATACCCCTTACCCGTTGACCGCTTGGACGAAGGGCGCGCTTGTTGCCATCATGTGCTGCGCCACCCCCAAGTGCGAACTGGTGGGTAGGCGGTTCAAGTATGCCATCCCGCAAGTCATGTTAGAGGAGATTACAGATGGCGGGACGTAAGCGATTTGTCGCCGTAGGCAACAAGTGGGTCGAGGTGTCGCCTGACTACGAGCAGCCAGCGCCGAACCGCGACTCGCTGCTGTGGAACGATCGCCTGTACCAAGATGACGGCGATCCGCGCTACAACAGCCGCGCCGAGCACCGCGAGTACGCGCGGCGCAACAATCTGTCGCTCGCCAGCGACTACACTGAAACGTGGGCGAAGGCGGCGAAAGAGCGCGCCGCGTGGTATCAGGAAGGCAAGGACTCGACGCGGCGCGAGGATGTCGCGCGAGCCCTCGCAACTCATCGTAGCAAATAAAAAGGAAAATCATGTCCCTCGCAACTGATGACACCGGCGCTGCGGAAGCGCCCCCGCAAGACACTCTCCGCGACTCCTTAAACGCGGCGTTCGACAAGGCTGAGGCGGAAACACCGCCGCCTGTCGAGAAGCCGGACGCGCCCCCACCGCCCCCGGCCGACAAGCCGGACGAGCCTCCGGTCGGTGAACAGGCCGTCCGGGCCGCGCGCGCGCGGGACGAAAAAGGGAAGTTCGCCCCCAAGGTGGCAGCCCAGCCGCTCGCGGCGGCACAGCCACTGGGGGAGGCGGCCCCACAGCCTGCCACACCGGCCGAGCCGATGGCGAAGGTCGCTGCTCCATCGAGCTGGACACCTGCCGAGCGGGCAAACTGGGAAAACGTCCCCGCCCCCGCGCGCGAGGCCATCATGCGCCGGGAGGTCGAGATCAACCGCACGCTGCAAGAAACAGCCACCAGCCGTCGGGCGGTGGAGTCGATGCAGCAGGTTGTCGCGCCGTATATCAACAATATCCGGGCTGCGAACGGTGGGGATGTTGTTGGGGCCATGCGCCAGTTCTTCGACTACGACAACCGGCTGCGCCACGGAACACAGTTGGAAAAAGCGCAGGCAATCACCTCGCTGATCAAGGGCTACGGCATCGATATCCAGGCGCTCGACAACGCCCTGGCCGGAGCCGCGCCGCGGCCGGAGGATACCCAACAGTCGATGGCGGCCCAGCAGGCGGCCCAGGTACAACAGTTGCTCCAGCGGGAGCTGGCGCCCTTTCGGCAGATGATGGCGGCCCAGCAGGCAGCCCAGGTGGGGCAGGTCAACCAAACCATTGAACAGTTCGCCACCGATCCGGCGCATCCGTACTTCACCGATGTCCAGGGGCCGATGGCAGACTTGCTCGAAATTGCCGAGCGCCAGGGGCGCGCGTTGTCGTTGAAAGACGCCTACGACGCCGCCTGTTGGCAAAACTCGGAAATCAGGGCTATACTTCTGAAAGGCGTAGCGTCACAGTCATCGGCAACAGCCGGACAGGCTGCCCAGCGTGCGAAAGCCGCAGCAGTTGGTGTGAAGTCCGGCCCGAGGGCAACGCTAGGCACGGCAGTAGAGGACGCCAACCGTTCAAGAGCGGATGACGTAGCAGCGGCGTTCGATCGGGTAGCGAACGCACAGCAGTAAAATGTGACGATACTCCCCCGCGCTGGGGGAGTCGAAAGCTGGAAACAGTCGGCCCATTCGACAGTCAAGCGATATTTGCGCCCGCCTGCAAAGGCGCGTGCCATCCGTTTGGAACACAGGGATGCCATGCGGCGAGCGAAAAAGTGAAACTCTTTTTCAACCGCATGGAGGAACATCATGTCTTTCCCAAACATCAGCGACATCGTCGCAACCACGATCGAATCGCGCACGCGCAAGATCGCCGACAACGTCACCAAGAACAACGCGCTGCTGACCTGGCTCGAAAGCCGCGGCAACAACAAGCCCATTTCGGGCGGCTACAAGATTTTGCAGGAACTCTCGTTCGCCGCCAACGGCAACGCGGGCTTCTATTCCGGCTATGACCTGCTCCCGGTGGCCGCGCAGGATGTCATCAGCGCAGCCGAATTCGAGATCAAGCAGGCGGCTTGCCCCGTCGTGATCTCCGGCCTCGAGCAGTTGCAGAATGCCGGGCGCGAACAGATGATCGACCTGCTGGACAGCCGCCTCGCGGTGGCCGAGTCGAGCATGGCGAACCTGATCGCACAGGGCATCTACTCCGACGGCACGGGCTCCGGTGGCAAGACGATTACCGGCCTCGACAAAGCGGTGCAGATCACGCCCTCGGGCGCGGGTGTGTACGGCGGCATCGACCAAGTGGCTTTCCCGTTCTGGCAAAACAAATACACCGCAGCGGGGATCAGCGCGACGACGGTGGACGGCGCAATGTCCACGATGTGGTCGAGCCTGATTCGCGGCATGGATCGCCCCGACCTGATCGTGATGGACAACCTGTTTTGGGGCCTGTTCATCGCGTCGCTGCAAAACCAGCAGCGTTTCAACAGCGCCGGAGCGGCAACGCGGGGCTTCCCCACCATCAAGTTCATGGACGCGGATGTGGTGCTCGACGGCGGTATCGGCGGCTTCGCCACGACGAAAACGGCGTACTTCCTCAATACGAAGTACCTGCACTTCCGTCCGCACGCGAGCCGCAACATGGTTCCGCTGTCACCGAACCGTCGTTACGCCATCAACCAAGACGCCGAGGTACAAATCCTCGGGTGGGCGGGCAATTTGACCTGCTCGGGTCGCCAGTTCCAGGGTCGTCTGGTCGATAACGACTAAAGGTAGATCGGGGCGGCGCAAGCCGTCCCTTTCTTCGTTGCGAGGCTTTGGGCGGCGCTTTAAAACCGCCGCCCTTTTTTGAAAGAGGAAACATCATGCCAGCAGCACTTCCCGGTAGCACCACGGCGCAGAACCTCGCCAATCCGAGTTTGGGGACGTTCGTTATCTTCGATCCCGTTTCCGGCCCGAAAGGCTCCCCGCTGGACGCAGACAAGCAAGTGGACATCATCACCGGCACTGTCACCGCCAGCGGCAACGCCAGCACCGGAGCGTTGCAGACAGGCATCGGCATCGGCGAGAACGACATCATCGGCATCTTGCCGGGGTCTACCGCGCCGCGTTCGATTTTCAGCGCCGGGTTCGAGGACAACCTGATCCCCGGCGAGCGCGTCACCGCCTACGCAGCCGGTGGGCCGCCCCCGGTGGTAGCGACGCAGGCGATCGACTCCACGATGATGTATATCGGCGGGGGCAAATGTACCGCCGCTGTGCAAGGCATTGCGCCGCCTGTTCCCTACACCACGGGGATCGCGCTGCTCGGTGCAGGCAACGGCGGCAACCGCGATGCGGGTGCAGGCCCGGCGTTCCAAGGGTTCAGCCTGAAAATAGTTACGGCAGCAGCGCAGGTCGCCGTCGGTGCGGTGGTCGAAGCGGGCTGGGTCAACCGTTCAACGAGAACGCTGGAGATCGGCGAGTCGATTTTTGGCTCGGCTGTTGCTGCGTCGGGCGCAATCGGCTAAAGGGCTGCTCGCGTGAGCAGCATCTTCCAAGACCTGATCGTGGCCGGGAAGCTGAATGTTGGCTCCGGCCCGATCACGCACTACTTCCGCAGCCTGCCGCTCAATGCGGCAAATGCGGTTGTGTTGGGCGCGGGGCCGATCGTTCACGTTGCTCATGGCATCCCCTACAACGCCGCTGGTGCGGTGGTGGGGCTGCGCGCAACAACCGCAACTGACCACGGCCCCGGCGCTACGCCCTACGGCCCCAACGGTGAGTTGGAAGGCGACAACGTAGCTGCGGCTGCCGTGGTGTATCAGGGCGTGCCATACACCGCTGGCGGGGTCTATGCGACGAATGGCGTAGCAGGCGCTCCGGCGATCATCAGCAAAGACTTCACCATCACCCCCGCGCAGGTATCGGTAAGCACGCGAGGCTTTCGCGCCGCACCAGCGGCAGGCGCGCTTACACCGGATAACGTCTACGGGGGCGGGGCGGTTTCACTCGTGCTGGTGCAGGATGATGACATCACCTACGTCACGCCGACAGGTAATGCAATCTTTCCAGCCACATCGGGCAATCTCGCTATGGCTATCGGTGTGTACCAAGGCCCGACGCGCATCGTGTTGCCGTGGAATGTCGCCGAGGGCCGCTATCAGGCGAGCGAGCCGGGCCTCTATGCGTATATGCAAAGCATCATCGGCATCGCAACACAGTTTCGTTTATCTGCTGCGCCCGCTGGCACGGCATAAGGGATCACCATGACGTTCAAGCTGATTCAGGACATCAAGAACCAGATCGCAGCGACGATGCCCGACAACACCACCGGGCAGATCACTCCGGCGATCCTTCGCGCGACGCTGCTTGATATGTGCGACAGCCTGTTCGCGCGAGCGGCAACCCTCTACGGATCGCTTGGCGGCGGCGTGGCACAGTCGATTACGACAACGCCGGTGAACTACCCGGTGCTGATGCCGAACAGCATCAACAACAACCCCACGCTGCTCACAGTCAACTCAATAACCGGCACGATCGTTCCATCTGTCGGCGGCTTCGGCATGACGCTCGGCTACAACGTGGTGTGGCAATCGGGAATCAACAACGTCGAACTGGATGCCGCTGTCTTTCGGAACGGCGTCAGGTACGCCCGCGCCACGCTGGGCCAGAACGGCGCGACGCAGAACAAGCAGAACACCGGAGGGTTCAGTATTCTCGTCGCCGGAGTGGTGGCCGCCGATGTGTTTGAAGTGCGGCTATCGTCGCCGCAAGGCCCAACGAGTATCACGTTTTACTCAATGGATTTCACTGTATCAATCAACCCAACTCTGACATCACTTTAAAACTATAAAGGAATACCTCGCAATGGAACTGCAAACGCTGGAGTATGACTACACCGTACACTCGCGCGAGAACGCCGGGGATGAAAATCTGCTGGTGAAATTCTTCATTCGCGCCGAGGAAGATACGAAGGAAACGCTGGCGCAGGGGCGCAAGATTTTCAAGGATGTCGAGTGCATTGACATCCGCACCCCTGGGAGCAAAGAAATCACCACGCGCCCGATTCGCCCGAGCGACCTGGCGCGCTTCCCGAGGCACTACGCGGCGTTCAAGGCGCGCACCTCCGGCGAAACGCTGGTCGGAACGCCTCTGGAAATGTGGCCGCACCCGCAGCTCACAGTGTCGCGGATCGCCGAGCTGCACGCGGTGAATATCCGCACAGTCGAGCAGATCATCGCCGCCCCCGACAGCGTGACAAGCCTGTTCATGGGCTATCAATCCCTCAAGCAATCGGCTGTGCTGTTCGTGGAAGCCTCGAAGTCTGCGGCCCCGCTGGCTGCGCTGTCGAAAAAACTGGAGGAGGCCACCGCGATCATTGAAACGCAGGGGCGTGAACTGGCGCGGCTTACCGCGCTGGCCGCGGAGAAAAAAGGAAAATAGTCATGTCGCTCTACACCTACGGAACAATTCTTGAGGAGGTTCAGGACGCTTGCGGCCAGTTGAACCTCGTCAAGCCGACGGGTGTGTTCGACACCAATGATGAGAACGCGCTCATCATGGGGAACTACGGCAACCTCATCGGCGAGATGCTTCAAGATGTCGCCGAGTGGCAACAGTTCTACAAACTGTTCACGGTGATCGGCGACGCCACCAAAACGTCGTTCGATCTCCCTCCTGACTTCAACCGCTTCACGAACGACACCGGGTGGAGCTACTCGAAGCGCCGTCCGGTGATCATCCTGAACCAGCAGCAATGGGCTGCGATCAAATCGTGGCTGTCACAGTCGTTCTTCGTGAACCCCGCTGTCACCTTGATGGGCGACAAGCTGGAATTCATGATGGCCCCTGGCGACGGGGAAAAGATCACGTTCGAGTACACCAGCAAATACTGGGTGCAGGACGCCGACGATCCGCTGGTGTTCAAGGAATTCATTACCAAGAACGGCGATGTGCCGATGCACGACCGGATGTTGTTCACCACGGCGCTCAAGGTCAAGTGGCTGGAGTCGCGCGGGATGAGCACGATGGGCGCGCAGCAAGACTTCAACGAGCGCCTGAAACAGTTGACGATGCGGAACCGTATGGCGCAACAGTTGAGTTTGAACGGTGGCACATTCACCGGCTTCCGCTACATCGACAACTTTTGGAACGCACCCGACACCAACCTGGGCAACTGATGTTTCAACAGCCGCAAAGGGTGGCGCGCGGGCTGCCCACCAGCTCAACGATTATCGCGGGACAGTTGCCCGTGAGCGGGATCAATGCGCGCGACGCTTTCGCACGGATGCGCCCCGACGACGCCATCGACCTGATCAACGTGCTGTCCGACAGTTATGGGATGTCTACGCGAAACGGCTTTCAGGATTTCGCCATCAATCTGCCTGGCGGCCTTCCCGTACCCACGCTGATGTCGTATTACCCCGCTACGGCGGCGAATTCGTCAGTGAGCAGCAGGGACACCGCCCCGTTGTATAACCAAATCCCAATCCCGGCGCCGCGCGCGGCGTTGCCAGTATTGGGAGGGGCGCTGTTCGCCTGTACCAACGGCACGATCTACGACATCACTGTGGGCGGGGCGGGGCCGTGGGCTGCCGCGCCGAACGTATCGGGGCGCACCACTGACTACTGGAGCTGGTTGAACTACCAGAACGAGGCGTCGAACTTCCTCTGCGCGTGCAACGAAGATGGCGGCTACTACACTTACGGCGGGGCCGGGTTCAGCACCGGGTTCAGCCCCGGCTTCGCCACCTCGGCGGGCGGGTTCCAGAAAGTAGTGGCGGGGCCGCTGCCGGGGCAGATCGACGGTATCGACCCCGAGAAGCTGATCTACCTCACCGCGTGGAAGCGTCGGCTGTGGTTTGTCGAAAAGAACAGCTCACGCGCGTGGTATCTCCCCGCACAGCAGATCACGGGCAAGGCCACGCAGTTCGATTTCGGCAGCAACTTCCGCCACGGTGGGCGGCTGGTTGCGCTCGCGTCGTGGACTACCGACGGCGGGGAGGGCCTCGACGACTACCTTGTTGCGATCTCGTCGCAGGGCGATGTGGTGATCTACAAGGGAACCGACCCGGACAGTGTCGATACATTCAGCATCCGGGGAATTTGGTACGTCGGCCCGTTGCCCAAAGGCAGCCGCGTGGTTGATCCGATCGGCGGCGATGTCCACATCCTGTCTGTGCTGGGGCTGACGCAGCTCTCGAAACTGGTGTCCCTGGGCCAGATCGCGGCAGAGGTAACGGAACAGTCGGCGGGGAGGATTGACCCGCTGATCCGCGCTTATATGCAACAGTTCGCCGATCGTGATGGTTGGTACGTCAAATATGTCCCGCGCGAGCAAATGGTTTTCGTGGGCGTGCCGCAGGTTTTGTCGGGCCAGGGGCCGATTCAACTCGTGCTCAAGATTCGGCAGAACGCATGGTCGCGGTTTCAGGGTGTGGCCGTGTCGTGCATCAATGGGCATGACCAGCTCGTGATGGGTGGGGGGAACATCGACGCCCCGCAGTACAGCACAGGCGGCCGCGTCCTCCAACTGTTCGACAACGCCCTGGACATGGTGGCGCTCGCTACCCCGACCAGTGGCAACATGATCAAGTGCCGGATGGTGGGGGCGTATCAGGACTTCGGCTCGCCGGGGATGTTCAAGAACTTCAACATGGTGCGCCCGACGTTTGTCGCGCCGGTGACGCCTTCCGCGAACCTCACGCTGTTGACCGACTACGGGCAGACGGAGGCGTTCACCACACCGACGCTGCCACAGCCGTCGCGCTCGCGCTGGGATCAAGCGAACTGGGACCAGGGGCGTTGGGTGGGGCTGTCGCGGCCGATCAAAAAGTGGCTCGGGGTCAACGGCGGGGGCTATGCGGCCACCTGCCAGTTTGACTATGTGGCTGCTGGCGGCACGCGGGTTACATCGGTAGATTACAACGTGGAACAAGGGGGGCCGCTGTGATCGCGTTCCCGAACACACGCGAGCAGGACATGATCCTCGCTGCGTTCATGCAGAAGCACGCGCACGTCAAACTGACCGCCGATGCACAGCATATCGGCTGGGTCAACAACAGCAACCCGGCGAAGCCCGAGCTGCTCGGCGCGATCTGCTTCAACAACTTCATCGGCAGCGTCTGTCATCTTCATGTTGCGATGAAGGACGGGTATCACTACACGCCGCGCGAAATGCTGGCGGTTGTGATGGACATCGCGTTCAACCGTTTCAAAGTAAAAAAACTGCTCGGCATCGTGAACAGTCGGAATGAAAAGGCGATGCGTTTCGACCGCCACCTCGGCTTCAAAGAGGAGTACCGGCTAGTGGGGATGCACGACGATGGCGGCGACATTGTGGTACTTTCAATGACCCCGGAGCAATGCCGCTACTTGCGGAAAGAGGAAAGGATGGCAGCATGAAAAAGATACTCGACATCTTGCATGGTTGGCTGCTTGGATACATGGGCCGGGCTGGCTTGATTCTCTACGGCGGCAGCACCAGCTCCCCCGACTACCAGGGCGCTGCGCTCCAGCAGGGGCAGCAGAGTCGGGAGCTTGCCAATCAGCAGACAGCCTCGAACCGGCCGAACCAGACGACGCCGTGGGGCTCGTCCTCTTGGACATCTTCGCTCGGCACTGACCCGGCGACGGGGAAGCCGATCACGAACTGGTCGCAGAACGTATCGCTCGACCCGACGTTGCAGGGGTCGTTGACGCAACAGATGGGGCTCCAGGCGAATAAGGCGAACCTCGCCAACAGCATGATGCCCAAGGTGGCGGAGTCGCTCTCCAAGCCGTTCGATTGGAGCGCGCTGCCCGCAGCGCCGACGGCGGCGACTGTGCAGAATACGAGCGGCACGAACGTGCAGGGCAGCATCGTAACGCCGGGGCAGAACACCGCGATGCCCACGCAGACTACGCAGACCACCAACGAGCCCGCGTTCGCCGCGCAGCGCGACGCCATCGCCAATGCGATGTTCAGCCGCATGATGCCGTTGCAGCAGTTGGAAACGCAGACCGCGCAGGGACGGCTCGCCAATATGGGGATGCCGATGGGCAGCGAGGCGTACAACCGCGAAATGGGCCGGATGGGGATGCAGCACTCGGCGTCGCAGTACGATGCGCTGATGAACGCCGGGCAGGAGCAGGCGCGTATGCAACAGGCGCTGCTCGCGCAGCAGCAGCAGGCATGGGGCCAACAGTCCGGTGGCATGAAGCAGCAGAATGAGGCGCTGCAAAATGTGTACGGGCAGAACCTCGGCGCGGGCAACTTCGCTAACGCGGCCTCGGGCCAGGTATTCGGCCAGAACCTGAAATCGAACGAGCAGAATTTCGCTCAACAGCAGGCCGCGGCCGCCCAGCAGGAACAGTTGCGCCAGAACGCGATCTCCGAGCAGATGCAGGCACGGCAGATGTCGCTCAACGAAATGAACGCGCTGTTGGCCGGGGCGCAGATCAACCAGCCCACGATGCCTGGCATCGGCGCGGCCGGATCGGCAACAGCCGCCCCGCTGCTGAACGCGGCGACGGCGCAGGGGAACCAATGGGCTTCCCAACAGCCGGATTGGGGAACACTACTCGGCGCAGGGCTCCGGGCAGCGGCATAACAGGGGAGTCACATGGCATACGATTTCGAGGAACAGTTGAGGGCGGAAAACCCGTGGCTTCACCAGACACGGGGCGCGCGGCTATCCCCACAGGTGCGGCAGTATCGGACTACGACGCCAGGGGCGTATGACTTCCAGCACCCGATCGGCGGCGGACAGCCGCTCATCAATCCCGCGATCCAGCAGGCCCAGCAGGCCCCCGCAGCTCCGGCACAGCCGTTCCAGCCGGTCGGCCCTGGCCCGCTGCCTGGCTACGAGATGTTCCAGAATGTGCAGGGGATGGGGGCGCCCGCCGCGCCGCCCGCTCCCGTAGCGCCTGCCCCGGTGGCAACGCCCGGCCCGATCGCCCCCGCGGCGGCTGTCCGCGCCTTCGCCCCCAAGCCCAAGCCTGTGGCTCCGGTGGCCACTGGGGTTCCGGTGGCGGCTGTTGCGGCGCCCTCTGCCATGCTCGACCCGGAAACGCTGCGGCTTCAAGCAGCCCGGGAAGCCGAGGCGGGCAGAAAAACGGACTTCGAGGCGGGCTTGATGGGAGTCGGCCCGGTGGAGCAGGAAGCGAAACAGTTGCGGAAAGAGGCCGAGGGTTGGGGACCACCCAACGCGCGCATGGACTACGCCTCGCAGGCAGCCCGCGCCATCGCCGGGTACAAAGCCGGGGAACTCACAGGCAGGGCCAGGGCGAAAGAGCAGGAGGCTTCTGCCAAGACGATGGAGGTGGTCAACGCATGGAAGGCGGCCAAGACCCCGAAAGAGAAACTGGCGGCAGCCAAGGAACTGAACGCGAAAGGGATCACTCCGGCCGATTTGGCGCGCTATGCTGATGAGGAAGGGAACAGCCAGCCATGAACAACATCGACGAACTCAACCAGTTGATGGCCGCCGGAACAATGGTGGGGGGCAAATTCGCCGATCAGATGGCGAACGCCCGGCGGCTGCAAGAGCTGGCTTACCGCCAGGCCATCAAGCCGACGGATACCTCCGGGCTGTTGAAGATGGGGCTCCAGCGCGAAACGCAGGGGCTCGAGCGCGAAGGAACCGGGCTCGGGCTGGCTGTTGCCGGGCCGGAGGCTGCACGGGGCCTTGCGTCGTCTGCCTACAAGGAAGGGCAGGAGGCCCAGCGCCCGATGGAGATGGGGGAAGGTTGGTACTCAGGCGGCCAATACTACGCCGATCCCTACAAACAGCAGGATCGGCTCAAGGCAGCCCTGGGCGGGCAGGCCAAGGCGCAGGAACAGTTCGGCGAGGCCGCGGGCAAGCAGCAGCTCCGGCAATCCGAGATCGGGCTCCACGGGGCTCAGGCAGGCCAGGCGGCCGCGATGGCCGAGAAGCTGAAACAGGAAATGGACATCGGCAAATACCAGAAATTCAAGGACGAAAACACGGGCCGCGAAATGTTTTGGGACGCCAAGGGGCAGAACGTCATCGACCCTGTCGGCGGCACAATGACCAACCTGAGCACAGGTCAGGTGACGGGAGGGGGCGCGGGTGGAGCCCAGCGGCCCACGCAATACCCGACGACTGTCCCGAAGGGAGCCACGGAATCAAATGCCGCCGCGAGCTTCAACGTCCAGCGCATTGCAAATGCCGCAAAGCATTTTTCTGCGATGGGGCCGGAAAGCGCCGCGCCGCAAGCCGCAGAGGCCACCATCCGCTCGCTCCCGCTCGCCGGAAAGTCCGATCTCGCCGAGGGCGCAGCATCCTGGTCATCGTCGCCGAAGCGCCAGGTGTCCCGGCAAGCACAGCGGGATATGGTCGAGGCGATCGTGTGGCTCGACACCGGAGCAGCGGCGAACCCGGAACAGTTTCAGTCGTTGCGGGACGCCTATATGCCGTCGATGACCGACTCCCCGCTGGCGAAAAAGTACAAGATGGATCGCATCTTGGGGATCATCGAGGCAGGTAAGGTGCGCGCAGGACGGGCCTGGACGCAGCAAGCCGAGGACTCCTCCGACTATTTGAAGCGGGAGCTGCCGAAAATGTTTGGCGCGGTGGCTGCCTCGGAGGGGGGCGTCACGACAGGCGCGCGCGCCAACGTAGCCGCGCCAACAGCCCGTGGCTACGTCCCGCGGCCGGGCGAAAGGGTAAGGGTGGAGTGATGGGCTGGACAGCCGAGGGCAAAGACGGGGTAACAGTCGAGATTCCCGACGGCGTAGCCGTGGACGATCCGCGCGTCGGGCAGATGCTCTCCCAGCGCCGGGCGGCTGTGTCTACCCAGCGCGCGGCTGACACCAAAGAGTTCGACCCCACGGCTGGGATGGGCATGGGTGAAAAGACGCTCGCATCAATAGGGGGCGGGCTCACCAATGTGGGGCATGGCGTCCAGCAGATGCTCGGGCTCAAGACCGCACCCACAAGCCAGGACGTTACCGAGCGCCGCGCGCGCGACGAAGCCCTGCACAAGTCCACCGACCTCGGCATTGCCCCCGATTGGGTTCCCTCGATCGGTAAATCAGCCGAGTTCGTGGGGGAGTCGCTCCCCTTTGCCGCCATGCCTGGCGCGGGAACAGTCGCCGGGGTTGCCGGGAAGGCCGGGGCTCCGCTGTTGGCGAAGTCGTTGGGCTGGGCCGCAGGTACGCCAGCTCGCCAGGCCATGCTCGCCGGGGCCGCGCAGGGTGCGCTACAGCCGCTGACTGAGGAGGAGAGCCGCGGCGCGCGGGCCACAGGGGGCGCCCTGGTCGGCGGGGCGGTCGCGCGCGCACTCCCCGCGGCGATGGGCGCGATCAGGAAAGTCCGCCCCTCCACCCGGGCGCAGGATGAGCTGTTGAAAGGGCTCGAGGGGGAGGCGGGTGGGAATGCCCGCTATGTCGATGACATCGAGCAGCGGCTTGCCACGGCTCCGGCCGCTGGAACTGTGGAGTCCCGTATCCCACAGTCGGCCACGACGCGCGCACAGTCACCCGCAATGGCCCGGACGGAAGTTGATGTTTCCGGCGGCCGGGCGGTGTCGGGGCAATGGGATCAGTTTTACGGCGGCATCAACAAGGCAGAGTCGGATGAAGCGCGGCGCGCGCTGGCTGCTGGCGGCGACGTTGGGGCAGGTAAAACCGCCCGCAAGACCGCCACCGATCCGTTGCGCGAGGATGCGCTGCGCCAGGCCAACGAGGGGAACGCCGCGATGGTGGCGACCCAGGAGGTGCGGAACGCGGCCCGTGACATCGCCAGGGGCGACTACGGTGGAACGGTGGCTGTGAAGCGGATCGTGCAGCGGGTAGAGAACGCGCTGGATGAGATCGCGCCCGACAGCCCGAACGCAGCGGAACGGCTGTACGCGCTCCGCAAAGAGTTGGGCGACCTGTTGAAAGCCCCCGCGGTTGGCGGAGATGAGCTTTCCGCGGCCGCGAAAATGGCACAGCCGCAAGTGCTGGAGCTGCGGAAGGCGATCGACAAGGGGCTCGGTGAGGCATCCTCGTTCGGGACGGGCGGGAAGAACGTCTGGAGTGAGTACCTCACCGAATACCAAAAGCTATCGCGCCCGGTGGAAACAGCCGAGGCTTCCGTCGATATGGCGGCCAAGGTGTTCCCCACCGGGGGCAAGATGATGGCCGGAGATGTCCCGCAGATGCAGCGCGGGCCGCTCGCGCAGGCCCTGGCTGTTGAACAGCGGAGCCGCTTCAATCCGTCGAAGCCTGCTGCGGCTCCCGAAACACTTGAGGGGTTGCAGGGCGTTCTCCGCTCGGTGCAGCGCGAGGAAGCCCCGTTCCGCTCGGCCGGGATCGCGGGCAAGCGGATGGGGGACACGCAACGCCAGGAAATCGACCGGATGGAGCGCGATCTCGCCAAAGGCTGGCTCCGCGCGCCGATCCGTGCGGCCAGCGAATTCATCAACCAGGGCCGCGACAAAGAGCTGACGCGGATGTTGCAGAACCCGGAAGCTGCGTTGACCGCGATCCAGATGGCCCGCCGGGCCGGTCGGCCACTTAGTCCCGTACAAGAGCAACTGTTGAAATACATGGGAGCCACCTCGGCCCACGGCGCGACCAAACAGGAGAATCCACAGTGAGCAGGGACATCAACGGCAACTACACCCTTCCGGCGGGGAACCCTGTCGCGCCCGACACGCTGATCGAAAGCACATGGGCCAACAGTACGATGGACGATGTCGGCGCGGCACTGACCGACTCGCTCTCGCGCACCGGCAGCGGCGGTATGCTCGTGCCGTTTCGCATCGCGGATGGCACGCCCGCAGCGCCCGGCATGGCTTTCGTCAACGACCCCGACAATGGCGTGTACCGCGCGGGAACGAACGATTGGTGGCTCGTCGCCAGCGGTGTGGGCGTCGCTGAAATAACGCCGGGATTCTTCACCATCCCGCTCGGCGTCACGCTGCGCGTTAAAGGCACGCTCGTCGAGGACAACCCGCCGACGCAGGTTGATCTGCACCTGACCGGCGATCTGATCGTCGATGGCACATCGAGCCTCAACATCATCCGCTCGCTCGTCGCCACGCAACAGTTCCGCGACAACCTCGGCGCGAACATCCTGCTGCTGACTTCGACGGGGCTGGAGGTGCTGGGGACACAGGGGCTGCACAATACGCGCATCAAGGGCCGCGTGGTCACAGTCACTTCGGCGGCGAATCCGGCGATCAACACCGACATCACCGACATCTTCCAACTCACGGCGCAGGCCACAGCCGCGGAGTTCACCACCAATCTCACCGGCGCGCCCGCCGACGGCGACATCCTCAACGTGCAGATCATAGGCACGGCTCCGGTGGCGCTGACGTGGGGCGCGAAGTTCGAGGCATCGACTGTGTCGCTGCCGACCACGACTGTGCTCACCAATCGCCTCGACGTTTCGTTCATCTGGAACGCCGTCACTTTAAAGTGGCGTTGCATCGGGGTCGCGTAATGGGCTACCTCGCGCGGCTGCTCTCTGCCGCCATCAAGAAGTTCACAGCGCCGCCTGTAACGGGTGGAGACCCCTACTGGGCGAGTGTAGTGATGCTGGCCGCGAATGACAGCAAACCTAACGGGACCACGGTCTTCACAGATCAGTCTACTTTCGCGCACCCCATAGGTTCGCAGGGTGGTGCTGCATACTCCTCAGCATTGGCCCCGGTGGGACTTACGAGTTCCTACCTCGGTAACGGCGCATCGTATCTTTCTGCTCCTTCTGCCGATCTAGCTTTGGGGGCAGGGGATTTCACAGTAGAGTGTTTCGCCTATGTAGCGGCAGGCGCACCCGTTTCTGTTATGGGAACGGGTGCCGCAGTAGCCCAGTGGTATCTGTTCCTCCAAACTTCCGCAGGGTGGCAGTTCTACATAAACGGCTCCCTAATCTTTACTACTTCGGGGACGTTCGGTGCGGGAGCGTGGCATCATCTCGCAGTTGTTCGGCAGGGTACAGCCGTTCGGGGGTATTACGACGGAGTCTTGGTAGGCTCGGGTGTCAATGGTTCAGTGCTTTCGGGAACCTCCTTTGGGATGGGCGCACGAGATAACGCGGGGACGAATCCTCTGACAGGGAATCTGGCGTCCATCCGTGTCACCAAGGGAGTTTCGCGCTACAACAATAATTTTGTTCCACCTGTCCTGCCGCTTCCTACGACGCAAGGACAAGTACGCACTTACGCAACATGGAATCCTGCTGACAAGTCTGGGTCGATGACTCTCAGCAATGGAAATCTTACAGCGGCTTCATCAGCTACCCCTTCAGGTGT